GTCACCTAGCACCAGATAGTCATTGAACCATCTCGGTCAACCCTCTTTCCACGCCGCATATTGCACAATAAAGTGATGAGTAAGGGCAAGCATTGCTCAACTAGACAATGCTCCCATGGGTTGCCCCACGGCATAGCGAACAGCTCTAGGAACTTTCATTCCTAGTTTCCTGTGTGCTAAGGGAGTTTGATACTCCCGACCCACTAGTAACTTCACTCATGAAGCACTAGCTCGCGGGATCAAGAACTCTATTAGGAGTGCTTGAATTGAGATTGGCAGTCTGTCAGTTGCGGCCGAAAGGTCGTAACTGTAAGCTATTCCATTGCTCTTCAGCAATTGAACACCCATTTGTACTCCCCTATCCTGATCAAATGTTGCATCTTGAGATATGTTTTTCAACACACCAAAGAGCATTAGATGAATAGGACGTAGGAGCATTTGAGTCCACCAATCCACCATGGCAAACACTCTCACTTTTCCAGGTTCTTCCTTGGCACCAAGGCGTCCAAGAAAGGGCGGTAAGAAAGACTTGGTAACAAGTCGTTTCTTCCTTCCGACACGCTTCTCAAGCGTAACCTGGTATACTCCTGGGATCATTTTTTCCTGACTTACCAATTGTGTAAGAACCGATACTAGACTTGACTGTCCAGTAGCGGTTGCCAGTTCCTTGAATGCAAGGAACAAGCTTTCAAATCTTGGATTTGAAACCAATTGGATAGCCTGAACGAGCATTGCTGCCGTTGTATCGTACATTTTTACGATAGGCATTATCTTCTTTGAAGACTTCTTGTTAGGAGCAGATACCACCCCGGGACCAGACTTAGTAATGAGTTTGGGAGCCCATCCCTCAACCGTGAACACTCCTTGTGGGAGATGAGCACGAATGAAGAAAACTTCTATAAAAGAAGCATAAGGCTTCAAATCTATTTTAGGTCCGGGTTGAGTGATAGTCCGGATGTTGATCTTTCCTAGATAATCACAGATTCGATAAATCGAAAACAGTGATAATCAGAATTGAAACACCCGAGGATCACCCCGTAGGATCATCTTCCGATGGATACTTGGTATCAATCGAGGCAGACCCCTTCCGGTAGAACCCACACGTCTTCCTAAGGAAGACTGAGTACCAACGATAGGGCGACCAGCCTTAGACTTAATCAACATAGTGTGACAAGTCTTAAGGAGGATCGCCAGGCCTTTAGTACCTTCATGGGAACGAGTATATAGTGCAACGCGGGAAAACCTAATTAAAGCTAAAATCCATGAGCGACCAGAACTTCCTAGAAGTAAGATAGGTAATCTATTCAGATACCCTATCATACTTCTTTCGCTCGTTAGAGCGTGTTGCCATTTAAGAGACGCTTCTAAGCGCTTATACATAGTACCAAAGTACTTAGTTAAAGCATTTAGTCGTGTTTTCATAATCATATTATTTTGTTTTATGTTTATGAACGGTCTTACCGCTCTTAAATCCTTAGTTCCTCATAGGGCGCGAAAGCCCCTATAAGCTAAAGGCAACCCCCAAATGGGAATCTGTGTTAAACGACACAGAAAGAAGTTTGCTATTGGTAATACCAATGGCGTCGCCGTATTTCTACGACGGGACCACCCCGATGAGTGGTAAAACGGATTTCTTTATAATCCCCGTCACTACATAGGTAGTGAGACGGAATCGATAAAGGGAGATCAGTAAAGATCTACCTAAAACAAAATCGCGCTTAACCTCCCATCTTGGAATTTTATCGAATACATGAATTTCCATGCTGAGTTCG